ATATGTAGCAATACAATATAAGCCCGATGGTGTTACTGTCGTCACACAAGGAACGTATTCACGTCCTTGTTATCTCAATCAAAGTGGAGGGCACGAACGAATTTCGTACGAGCTTCCCCGCTTTGAACGCTACGGCAATTGTTCCCATACTAAAGTTGCGGTTTCATTAAACCAAAGCTCTAATACGGGTCGATTTCCGAATGGCAACTGGTTTTGGCATTCTAACGTCCTCGGTAGTTTTTATACCGTAGATGTTAGTAGCCAGTGGTCCAGTGTTGACGCGAATCAGCTAGTCTATGAGGGTTTTCAGACGATGAAACCTTCATTAGATAGCGGATTCAGCCTGACTAACTTCATGATCGAGTTGACGGAGTTCAAAACGCTTTTTAAGCTTTTTGATCGCAGCAAGTCTTTGATAAAGAATGCTGCTTCCGGACACTTGAATTGGAGTTTTGGTTGGAAACTATTTATCCAGGATTGTTCCGAGATATATAGTAAACTAACCAATATGGAAAAGACTCTCAATGACTATAAGTCAAAAATGGGTCAGATCCATGTCAGTCATTACACAGTTGATGTCGAGCCCCAGATCGTAACGGGCTCAAACGTTCAGAGTTGGGTAACCAATACTCGAGAATCTCGTCGTACAACAGTTGCATATTGTACGATGAAATATCGGTATACAGTTCCCAACATAGACCGCGAATATAGTAAAATTCGCGGTTTTATGGACGTTCTTGGCATCAAGTTTGGCCAATCAGTAATATGGGAGGCCATCCCCTTTTCATTCGTCGTAGACTGGTTTTTCAACGTTGGAGATTATCTCAAACAGTTGGAAACCGACTACCTCGAGTCCGTGGTAGAAATAATCGACTTTTGTTATTCGATTAAAACTATCACAACATCAACACAGTGGGTTCACGTATATCCCGCCGCAAACGTGGGCGGGAAACGTAAAGTCGCTGTGTGGACTCAGGTCGATTACTATCGACGGCGAGTGATCCCTCCATCCGATGTTCAATTCGGATTGAGGGAGTCCCATCGTTATGGCACACGTCAGATTCTATTAAGTACATCACTCCTTTTAAGCTAAGTCAGCTATAAAGTTGTGATGGAAATTTTAGATCTGAGTGTGGTACCTGCAGCGCTGTTCTACACATTGTAGTTCAGCAAACCGGCCTGTTATGGGCCATAAACCAAACAAGGAGTTAAGCTTATGGCATTCACTTCAGACATCACATTGGTCGACGATTTGTCCGCTGATGTGGTATATTCTCAGATTAGTCTTGAGAATTCCAAATCAGTACGAACAGACGCTACCCGCGACCTTGGAACACCACGTTCCTTGGTCATATCCCATGAAGTATCTGGGAGCGGGATGAAAGCGACCGACCGACACCTGGTACGCCTTAACCTGACAGAGGAAGACACTGGTAGCGATACTATTGCTACTGTAAGTGGTTCCGTCTATCTGGTTATCGAAGCACCAAGGCGCATCGTCACTGCGACGATGATTAAGGACATGTTAACTCAGCTCATCGGATTTGTATCCGTTGAAGCTAATGTTAATAAACTCCTTAATTCGGAGCCCTAAAGTGTATGGCTTACTAGAGCAAATTCTTGCTCTTCTAAGACTTACTATACGCTTTTAGGTTTGTGATTGCCCCTCTGAGGGATGTTTAAGCTTGCTCTATGGAGGTCTACGCTATGCGAGACTCTAAGAGCCGTACCGACTTCTTTGTCGGCTTGTTTAAAATCCTTCTTAGGAGGGACATGGTGCGGCAGTATGGGCAACCATCATCCTTTGATCGCGATTTTGCAACATTGCAAAGTCGTGTCAAAAATGAAGGTTTCTCATTCTTGACAAAGACATTACCCTTATTAGGCAAGGCAGTTGATAGCGCCTTGGTAACAGGGGAGTTCGACAGGCCACCGAACTTCAAAAGAAGTCACGGGGCTACATTCCCTGCATTTCTGCAGGTTCTGTTCGAGCGAGTCTTCAATCAGGACGGATCAGTGAAAATTGATCCGTGCATCTCTGCCGTAAAAGATCTACGCCAGATACTTTTTCTGGTATACAAGTACGAGGAGGCCTATAATGCTAAATGCATTGACCGATATCTTGGGAGTTTTACAGAAACTGATCGGTTGCTTGGTTGGTCTTTAACCAATGAAGCAACTGAAAAGAGCCGTAAAATCCTTGATATCTCCCGTACTCTCCTTAGCCAAGTTGTTGAAGATGTTGACGTTGTTAACATCTATCCTCAACATGGTCCAGGGGCTGTTGCTACAGGCGAGAAGAACTGGGAGAAAATGAATTTCTCCCGGAAGTATAACTGTATACATCAAGTGTATCCTTATTATACTTACTTCGTCGCCAATGCAATGGACCTGGCCGCTTCGGTGAGCACTTACAAAACTATGGAGGAGATCCCTTCGGGGATCTCCAAAGTAGTTCTTGTGCCCAAAGATTCTCGAGGACCACGCTTAATCTGTATGGAACCATTAGAGTTCCAATGGGTTCAGCAAGGTCTCAAGAAAAATTTGGAAGCTTGTATCGAAAGACACAAGCTAACTCGAGGACACATTAACTTCAAGGATCAAGAAGTTAATCGTGAACTCGCCCGAATCGGCTCATATCGAGATAGCAAAATTGTTACACTCGATATGAAGGAGGCGTCCGACCGAGTTTCTTTATGGCTTGTTACAGAACTTTTTTCTGGAACTAAGCTATTAAAGAAATTACTCGGTACGCGGACTGAAGCGACTGAGTTACCAACGGGGGAAATCCATTTGTTGCGAAAATTCGCACCTATGGGTTCCGCGTTGTGTTTCCCAATCGAATCACTCGTGCACTGGGCGCTGTCAGTAGCATCTTTAAACGTAGAAGGCCTGTCTCTGAAAAGAGCACTCAAAGCCGTCTATGTGTACGGAGACGACATCATCATTAAAGGCGAAAACCATGTGCCTTTACTTGATCACTTTCCCTCATTTTACTTAAAGTTTAATGAGGCTAAGTGCTGCACTACAGGAATCTTTCGAGAATCCTGCGGTATGGATGCCGTATTGGGACAATCAGTTACTCCTTTGAAAATCAAGAAGCAACTGCCCAAGAATCCGTACGATGCCAACGGATATGTCTCGTATCTAGAGTACTGTAATAGACTCTGGAACGATGCATATTATTCATCGTCTAACTACCTTCTGGCACACGTCCAAAAGATTTACGGACGCGTACCTCATACTCGTTTGGAGAGCGATTGCCCTGGGTTATTTACCAGGGTTATACCGCCTTCAAATACTCATATGTTTAAGAAGAGGTGGAATTCCTCTCTTCAACGTACTGAGTACAGAGTGAAGAAAGTTCGGGGTCACGACGTTGTGACACCGCTAGACAGGTGTGAATATCAGCGTAAATTGCTGATCAGTAGCAACGAATTTGTTGCAGGCATCTATACGGTGCCCCGCCGTATAAAACTACAACTGGGGTGGAGCCAGTGTCTCAATTGAG